CCCCGCCTGGGCCCCCCCCGCCTGGGCCCCCGCCCGGACCCCCGCCCCTGCTCTACGATGTCCGTGTGCGGCGTAAAGAACCCCGCGAATTCGTGCGGATTGAGCCGTTGCCGCCCGAAGAAGTGCTGGTTTCGGTCAAAGCGCGGCAGGTGTCGATTCAGGAAGCGCCATTTGTCCAGCATCGGACCCGCAAGACCCTCTCCGAGCTGCGGCAGATGGGTTATTTCATAGATGATGACATCGCCGACAATTCCGATGAGATGATGACCGCAGAGTCTATTGCTCGTGACCGGTTTGGCGAGGATTCGGTACGCAATGCGTCCAGCGAAGGCGTTGATGCGTCAATGCGAGAAGTCACTTTGCGCGAGACCTGGTTGCGGATCGACCGCGATGGCGATGGCGTAGCGGAATTGCGGCAAGTCTGTGTGGTCGGTACTACAATCCTGCAAACCGCGGACGGACCTGCGGATTATGAGTGTGAAGTAATCCCCATTGCCGCTATCACCCCGGTCTTGATGAGCCATCGGCATGTTGGGATTTCGTACTATGACCTGATCCACGATATTGCGCTGATCAAGACCACGCTGATGCGCGGTCTGTTGGATAACCTGTACCTGGCGAATAATGGCCGGACTGCGGTTGATACCAATGCCGTCAATATCGAGGATATGTTGGTCTCGCGTCCGGGCGGCGTGATTCGGGTCGATGGCTCGCCCGTCCAGGCCTTTTTGCCAGTCCAGCACGTCGATATGAGCCAAGCCGCGCTTGCTGGTTTGGGTTATATGGACGATGTTAAAGAATCCCGCATGGGGGTATCGAAGTATTCGCAGGGTTTAGCCCCGGATACGCTGGTCAAGACCGCAACCCAGTCCTCGCAGATGTTGACCGCCTCGCAATCGCGCATTGAGATGATTGCCCGCTGTTTTGCGGAGACCGGGGTCAAGGAATTGTTCTATCTGGTGCATCAATTGACGTTGAAACATGCCCGCAAAGAGGAAATCGTCAAACTCCGGAATAGATGGGTGCCGGTGAACCCCCGCGAATGGGTAGATCGCTTTGACTTGCAGATCAATGTTGGCCTCGGAACCGGCAATAAGGATCAGATGCTCGGGCATTTGCAAATGATCCTGCAAGGCCAAAAAGAGGGCATGCAGTTCGGCTTTACCAATCCGTCGAAAATCTATAACACCCTGACCCGGATTACGCAGAATGCCGGATTCAAGAATGCGGAATTGTTTTGGACTGACCCCGGCCCGCAACCGCCGCAACCGCCGCCGCCGCCCGAGGTGCAAGCCGCGCAAATGACTGCCGATGCGCAAAAGCAAATCGAGCAAATGCGCGGCCAAGCGCAAATGCAATTGACGCAGCAGCAAAGCCAGATCAAGCATGGCGCGGATATGCAGATCGCCGCCGCCAGTGCCGAGACGCAAAAGCAGGTGGAGCAAATGAAGGCGCAGCTGCAAATCCAGTTGAAGCAGATGGAAAACGATAGCCGGGAACTCATTGCGAGCCTGGCCGAAGAAACGAAACGAATGGTCGCGGCCAATCAAGTGAACTTGAAGCTCCAGCAAGGGGTGCAGCCCGGCGGCGTGCAATGACCAAGTTTGAGCGCGAACGTAAGTTGATGGATGCCAGTCTCGCCGCTAATGAGTTGGCTATGCGCGAGAATTGGCCCCCACGCTGGGATAAATTGACTTTTCTGACCCGCCTGGAAGCCGCTTATAGGCGTTATCTACCGGCGCAGATTTACGCTAAAGGAACATGGCTATGAGCAATCAGTCAGATATTGACCTCGGCCAGTTTGCCAAGCAAGCGGTTTCCAATCCAGCCTTGCAGGAAGCGTTCCGCCGCTACGAGCAAAAGATCGTGGATTTGCTGCGAGCGACCGACAGTACCGATATGGCGAAAATCTTGACCTTGAAGCAACACCTGACTTCGTTGGGCGTGGTGCAAAAGAACCTCGCCATTATGGTCAATGATGGCGATATTGCCCGCCTCGATTTTGAGCAAAAACAGACCTTCGCCGACCGCGCGAAGTCTGTCTTCCGGAAAATAGCCTAGGAGCTAACAATGGCCGAAGAACTGAGCATCCAGGAACGTATCGAAAATCTGATCGAACCGCCCGCCCCGGTCGTAAAAAAGGCTCCAGAGCCGGATGCAGCGCCGGCCGATATTGCGGACGAATACGCCGAACTGCTCGATGAGGCGGACCCGCTCGAGACGGAGCCGGAAGCCCCGCCTGCCGACGCCATTGAAGTGGAATTGGACGATGGCTCGACAGTCGCCTTGACCAAGGCGGAATTGACGGACCTGCACAAGCAAGCTACTGAATACAAGCAGTCGGCGGCGCAAATTCAAGCGCAGCGGGCCGCAGTAGAGACCGAACGGCGGATCGCCAACGAAATCATGCAGGCGGCACCGCAACGGGAAGCAATCCGCGCTGAAGGGCGGTTGTTGCTTCAGGCGATGGAAGGATTAGGCCGAGAGGTGCAAACCTTGACGGAATCCGATCCTATCGCCGCGTTTCAGAAGCAACAGCAACTCAATCAGTTGCAAGGCCGATTCAACCAATTGGCCCACGCCGATCAACAAGTGGAGGGACATCTCCAGCAATTGTCGGCGATGCAGTTCCAGCAACAAATCGCCGCTGAATTACCGGTATTGCTCGCCAAACTACCCAAATGGCGCGATCCGGCTAAAGCCAATAGTGACGTGCAATTCATTCGGGCGCACCTCCAGGCGGAGGGCTATCCCCAGTCTGAAATCAACGCACTAACGCAATCACGGTATGTCATTACTGCGCTCAAAGCAGCCAAGTATGACGCGATCACCAAGGCGAAAGCCAGCAAGAAAATGGACGGTGCGCCGCAACTCGCCACGCCGGGGACACGTCCCCTGCCCGGACAGGTTGCCGCGACCGAGCGTACTCAATTCAAAAAAGCGGTTCGATTGGCGACGACCGACGCAGAAAAAGCGCGGATCATCCAACGCCGATTGGAGCGCATGGTTTAAGGAAGAATCATGGCCCAAATCAGTGGCACGACCGACACTCTGGACATCGCGTCCGGTGGCGGCATTCGGGAAGACTTGGAAGATGTTATCCAGGACTTGTTTCCCGGCGATACCTGGTGTCTGACCAATCTCGAAACGGTTACGGCAACCAATACCCTGCACGAATGGCTGACCGATGCGCTCGCAGGCGCGACGGCCAACCGACAAGTTGAAGGCGACGATGCGGCCTATACGACCATCGTAGCCGCAACCCGCATGGGCAATTATCAGCAAATCTCCCGCAAGACGTTCTTGATCTCGAAGACGGTGGAATCGGTCAAGAAAGCGGGCCGCAAGTCGGAAATCGCGCGGCAGGCAATTAAGCAAATGCGCGAGCTGAAACGCGATATGGAACAAGCGCTCATCGGCAATCAAGCCTCGTCCGCTGGCGGCAATACGACCGCCCGTTCGACCGGCAGTATGGAATCATGGATTGCTTCTACCGATCACGGCGGTAATGCAGTGCGTACCACCACTACAGCCTCCTGCTCGACGGTCGGGTTTTCTGGCGGCGTGGTTGTGACTCCGACTGATGGCACCACGACTGCGGCGCTGACCGTAGCGACGCTGATCTCGGGTATCAATCTGGCCTGGGCACAGGGCGGCGATCCGTCGGTGCTGCTGGTCGGCGCCACGCAGAAGGCGGCCATTACCGCTTTTACCGGTATCGCACAGCAAACCAATGAAGTCCACGCGAAACCGGCGACGGTGGTGCAAAGTGTCTCGGTGTTTGTCTCGGATTACGGTCTGCACAAAGTCGTGCTGCACCGCTATATTCGGGCCTCCGTGGTACTGGGCATTGACCCGGACTATTGGGCGATCTCCTACCTCGAGGGTCGGCGTCCGAGCATGGAAACCCTGGCCAAGACCGGCGACGGTGAGAAGCGCATGCTCATCACGGAGTATGGATTGGTAGCGCGTAATCCGCTGTCGTCCTTCAAAGTGGCTGGCTGCGCGTAACGGATAGGGACCGGGGGGAAACCCCCGGTTTCACGTGAAACATGAGCAAATTCTTTGAATATGACCCAGTAACCGGCATCGGTGAAACGCAGGTTTGGGACGATGGCGTAGTAACCGTTCATCAACAGCAAGACGTAACGGAGTTAATCGACCAATGCAAGAACAAAGCAAACTGGGGCTTAACGGATCAAGGCATCCGCCAGAACTTTTGGCATTATGCGGAATTGCCGATGACGGAAGTGTTGAATCTGCGCCAGAAGGGGATCGACATTTTCGACAAGAACTGCACCAAAGCGATGTTGCAGGCGATAAACTGCGATCTGCCAGCGTTCAAAGTCACCCAAAAGACCCACGTCTAAAAAGGGCGGCTGACCTGTGTATCGAGGGCGAGTTGGATGCCGCCTGGGACTTGTGCAACGCTGCATTGCTGGACGACCCGGATAATGTGCCGTATCTGGTCATTGCCTCGACCATCAATGACAAGGCCAAACGCCTCACGACCGCCTATCAGTTCGCCGCGCGGGTGACGGCGCTAGCCCCGCAAGTCTGCGAGGGTTGGATCAATCTCGGCCGCCTCAATGACGAACTCTACCGCGGCGAAGAATCGCTTGCCTGCTATCAAAAAGCCCTAGCGCTGGACCCCAAACCGGATAAGCGGGCGCTTATCCTGGCTAATATGTCCGGCCTCGCCATTACCCGCGGACGGTGGGGAGAGGCCGAACATTTCGGCCGGCAAGCAATGGCGCTTGATCCGGAAAACTTCAAAGCTAAGGCTAATCTCGGGACGGCTTGTCTGGCCCAACAAAAATGGGAAGAGGGCTGGTGGGGCTATTCCTACATTCTCGGCACGAATTACCGGAAGAAGGTGCAATTCGCGGATGAGCCGCAATGGGATGGCACACCGGGGAAGTCGCTCATTATCTACGGCGAACAAGGGCTCGGCGACGAAATATGCTTTGCCTCAATGATTCCGGACGCGATGAAAGTAGCAAAAAAGACGGTCATTGAGTGCGATGCCAAGCTCGCGGGGTTGTTTCAACGCTCCTTCCCGCAAGCCAGCGTCTATGGTACCCGTTGGGATAAAAATGGCTTGCCGTGGGCGGAGGCTGATCAGCATCCGGACGCCTCGATCTCCAGCGGCGAACTCGGGCCGCTATATCGCACTGTTAATGCCGAGTTTCCGGGCACCCCATACCTTACTGCCGATCCCGAGCGCGTGGCGATGTGGAAGGCGCTCTGGTCAACTAAGGGCAAACACGCGATTGGGGTTGGTTGGACGGGCGGGGTGCAGTGGACCGGAGCGAAGTTCCGGACGTGGCCGGTCGCGGAACTAGAGCCGATCATGGCGGCGATCAATGGGCATTATGTCTCGCTCCAATACAAGGACGCGAAAGCGGAAATTGCCGGGACGCGAATTGTGCAATATCCCGCGGCGACCCTGACCAAGGATTATGACGATGTAGCGGGGCTGGTCGCTTCGCTCGATCTGGTCATTACCATGCAAACGGCAGTGGCGCATCTAGCTGGGGCTTTAGGCATTCCCTGTATCGTCTTTGTCCCTGATGGTGGGCAATGGCGCTATGGCACGGCAGAAAAGGATACGATTCCGTGGTATCGGTCAGTGCAAGTCATTCACCAGCGCGGCGACTGGAATAAAGCCAAAGACCGCGCCATTCGCAAAGCGAGGTATCTCCTTGGGCATAGTTGACAGAATCGACGCGATTACGCAGATCAAGGCTTATCAAGCCGCACCCCCGGCCCCGAAGTCGGTCAAGATCGAACTGACCGGACGGTGTAACTATCGCTGCGGCTTCTGTGCGCTCCGGACCCGACAGGAACAGCCGAAAACGGACATGGACTTCGAGCTGTTCAAGCGGATCACGGTGGATATGGTCTCCGAGGGCGTAGAGGAAATCGGCCTCTTCTATCTCGGTGAATCGTTCATGAATCCGCGCTTGCTGGTGATGGCGATCCAGCATTGCAAGGATATCGGCGTCCCGTATATATTCCTGACCACGAACGGCAGTTTAGCCACCACTTCGGTAGTCGCGTCGTGTATGGCGGCGGGCCTGAACTCGCTCAAGTTCTCGATTAACGCTGCCGATTTGGAGCAATTCACCGAAGTTATGGGGGTATCGCCGAAATACTTTTCCAAGGCGATCAACAACCTGCAAACGGCCCGGGAAGTCCGCGATACAGCGGGTTATAAGTGCGGCCTCTATGCCTCGTCGATCAAGTACGATGGGGCGCAACAAGAAAAGATGGAAGCGCTCATTAAAGAGCGAGTCTTGCCCTATGTGGACGAGCATTACTGGCTACCGCTATATTCCATGGGGAGCTTAGCGACAGCCCGCGAAGCGGAGTTGGGTTATAAGCCGACCGCAGGCAATCAGGGACGACTGGAGAACTTACGCGAGCCGCTACCCTGCTGGTCGGCGTTCACCGAGGGGCACGTTACCGCTGATGGTTTTCTGTCGGCCTGCTGTTTTGACGCCGATGCACGGTGGAAGATGGGCGACCTGAATACCCAAACCTTCATGGAAGCCTGGCACGCCCCGCATTTTGTTGCACTGCGGGAAGCGCACCTGAAAAAGGATGTAAAAGGCACGGTTTGCGAGGAATGCGTTGCTTATGCCTGAAATCCGCTTGTTTACCGGATGGGACGAGCGCGAAGCGGCGGGGCTGCATACGTTCGTCCAGTCGGTGCTGGAATACGCCTCCTGCCCGGTCAGCTTCACGCCGTTGTCCTCGCAATTGTTGCAGGTCGCAGATCGCAATGTCGGGTCTAATCGCTTTACCTGGGCACGCTTGGCTATCCCCCGGTTGTGCGGCTACCAGGGCGGGGCTATCTTCATGGACGGGGCGGATATGCTCTGTCGGGCCGATTTAGCGGCCTTGGAAGCCTTGCGCGATCCGAAAAAGGCCGTCCAAGTCGTTAAACACGCTTATCAGACCAAAAATCCGCGTAAATATCGTGGCACCAGCATGGAAAGTCCGAACTTGGACTATGAGCGCAAGCAATGGGCCTCGGTCATGCTCATCAACTGCTGGCATTTGGCATGGAAAGGGGCGAGCGACGATCTCGACAGCCTGCAATTGCGCTTTATCCCGGATGAACTGATCGGCGAACTGCCAATCGAGTGGAATTGGTTGGCCGATGAACACGGTCAGAATCGGGATGCGCATATCCTGCATTTTACCGCGGGAATCCCAGCTTTCCCGCAACATGCCGATGCGCCCCATGCCGATGAGTGGTTTGTAACCTGGGAACGGGCGATGAGGGCGACCGGATGATACTAAATATCCCGGAAAATCTCCGCAAAACGAGTAAGAAGCTGCGCGGCTGGCAGGGGCGGGAGTGCGCGGTAATTAGTGAAGAATTCAGCGGAGAATGGTGCGCGATGGGGCCATATATCACCATTCGGTTTCCAGATCAGCAGTCGCCAGAATATGAAATTGCTAAAAAGGACTGGCTATGCTGATCACCCCCGAATACCTCAAAACGCAGGTAGACGCCCATGCGGATGATCAGTATGGAACCGCTAGTAGACTTTACGCGCCGTTTGTGTCAAAGTTGTGCAATCAGCTCCAAATAGCGGAAATTCTGGACTATGGGGCTGGCAAGTGTCGTCTGTTCGAGAGCTTGCAGGTCGATCATGCGATGAAGTTGCAAGCGTATGATCCGGCAATTCCTTCCCTGGCAGGTAGGCCGCTGCCCTCCCAAATGGTCTGCTGTCTCGATGTGGCCGAACACATAGAGCCAGAATGTTTGGATGAAGTCTTGGACGACCTCCAGGCTCTGACCCTTGAAATCGCCTTCATCAGTGTGGCAACGACGCCCGCAATACGGACGCTATCGGACGGACGGAACGCGCATTTGATCATTGAACCGTCCTCTTGGTGGTTGCCCAAATTGCAGAAGCGTTGGGAATTACAGGTATTTCAGAAGGTGCAACATGGCTTTTTCGTGATTGTCACGACGCAGGCAGATCGGTTGGTGCTGCCGAAGAAGTAGGGGACTGCAATGGCAATATCGACGTACGCTGAATTACAGACTGCAATTACCAACTGGACGCAGCGGGACGATGTAGCGACCCGTTCTCCCGAGTGGATCACCCTCGCGGAAGCAGCCTTTAATCGTGGCTTTTCCGATTCCGCACCCTTCCGCCATTTTTCACAGGAAGCCAGCACTACCGTTTCTGCGACCGAGTTTATTACTGTGCCGACAGACTTCCTTGAACTGCGCAACATCAAAGGAACATGGGCGCCGACTCAGAAACTCGAATACATGACGCCCGAAGTCATGGACTTGACCTACACCTCCACGACTACGGGAAACCCCAAGAACTTCACGATGGAAGCGGGGTCGATCCGGTTGGGACAGCCCCCGGCGGCGGGCCGGTCGGTGAAGTTGACCTACTATCAGAAGATTGGCCCGCTCTCCGGCGGGGTCAATTGGCTGCTGACCAATCATTCTGACATCTATCTGTTTGGCGCACTCGCGCATGGCGGCGTCTTTGCGCATGACGATGCCCAACTACAAAAGGTCATTGCCGGGTATAACGCCGCGGTCAATGGCTTGCGAACGTCGGACAAGCGGGTGCGCTTTGGCGGCGGGGCTTTGCAGGTGACGGCAGCATAATGCTTGATTACCGTCCCGATCCGGATATGCGCACGCCGGGTCTAATCACGACCCTGGATGAGTTTGTCCCGACCGCCAAGGGCTATCAAGTCGCCTACGATACAACCGCGCACACTGCGCATACGTATTCCTTGGCGGCCAATGAGTCATTTCCGACCAAACTCTTTGCCTCGCGCTGGAACTCGACGCCGGGCGGGATTGTATTCGCAGCCACCAACCAAAAGATCAACGTCTACGATTACACCAACGGCTTTATCAATGTCTCCAAGGCGGGGAACTATAACCTTGGCGGGCAGGTATTCCAGTATGGCGAAGATGCAACATCAGCCTTCGATATGTGCGCTTATGGTGACTATGCGATAGCGTGCAACAAGACCACTAACACGCAGTATCGCAACATGCTGGACTTGACCATTGCCACGTTGTTCGCTGACCTGACCGATGGCATTACGCCGCCGCCGAAGGCGAACTGTTGCGAGTCGGTGTCTAACTTCATCTTTTTGGGCGATTGCGCGTCATGGTCTAGCGTGACTGGCTCGCCTGATATCCTGGCCTGGTCCGGCCTCGGCTCCTATAACGTATGGGCGGTTAATCCGACTGTTACGCAAGCCTCTTATGCGCAGTTCAACGATACG